AGTAGACGCTGTTCCGTCATCATTGAATCCAGTTGCTCCGTCTGATAAATTTAGTCCATTTACTGAACTAGAAGCAAATCCAAAACTACCTGTTAGTTTATTGATGATATCTCCGTGAAATGATTTAAAGTTTTTATACAAATATACTGGTTCAGAATTGTTTTGTGGGTCATTAGATAGAACTTTATCAATGTAAATTGCACTTGAAGTATTAAAAGAAATTGTTTTCTCTATATTACCAGTTGATGAAGTTACAGCTAATGTAAAAGAACCTGTTACATTTTCAACAACTTTCATTGAACTTGTAAATTCTCCCACACCTATTGCAAGTCTTGTTGGTGCTAAAACTGACAATATTTTATTATGTGAATAAGATTCAGCTGTATTTGCAGTTGAACCTGAAACCATAAGGTCAATAGTGTTAGCTTGATAACCACCAATTCCAAGAACTCTAACGATTGTTACTGTACCAGCAGATTTTAAGTATTGTTTAGCCGTGTAAGGGACATAAAAACGAGAGTCAAGACTTCCAAATACTTCCTCAAACTCACTAAAACTACTGATAATTGTCGGTGTGAACGCTGGGCCTTTTTGTGTTGGCCCGATTAACGCCGCTCCAATTTCAGAAATTCCTTGTGGTAAGAAAGATAAATCTTTTTCTCGTGTAAATACACCAGGGCTAACGATTCTTTCTGCCATTATTTTTCTCCGATTGGTTGAAATTAAAACTGATAATAAATATCAGCTTAAAATCTCAAAAGTGTTATATGATACTAATTTTTTTAGTTGTTATCAGTTTCTTCAGACTTGACAGGTGTATATTCACCTGTTTCAGGATTTAAAGAACCTGGGCCATATTTTTCAGTTAGAGATTGAACTAATTCAGATTCTTTTTTACGATTGTCTTCCCAAGCGTTTTCTAAAGTTTCTTCTGATTGTTCTAATGAATCTAATTGTCTTAATAAATTCATTTTACTAACTTTTAATTGACCAAATTGAGTTGAAATACCTGCATAAGTATTTTGTAACTCTTGTAATGATTGAAGTTCTTCTTCAGAAAATTTTACTGCTTCACCATCACTCATTTGACTTTTTAGTTTTGTTTCTTCAGCCATTGTAACTCCTTTATAGTTTTACTGCTTTATATCTACGACCTGAACTATCTTCATTTTGTAGTTCAATTGCTTTTTCCCAGGCCTCTTGTTCGTCTTCAAACGAATAAGTTTGAGTATCACCAGAACCACTTAATTGACTCCAAAATTGTTGTTTGGTAGCCCAACTAGGGTCTTGTGAACCTGTTAAAAAATATTGTTTTACTACTATCCAAGTCATATGTTAATAAATATCAGTTTGTTTTTCTTTATTCAATTTTATTTTGGGTTTATTTCCATTGATGCTTTTACCTCAGAATGTGCTAGAACACCACCTGCATAAAAGTTTGAATTTTTCGTTAATAATGTGTAGGTTAAATGTTCACCTTCATATCTTTCAATATTCTTTACTTCATAATCACCATTGTCTATTGTTTTTAATTTAGCACCAATTTTTAATTCTTTTGTTTTGATATCATAGTTTTTCAAAGATAATTCTGGTTTGATAGAAAGTAATTCACCAGCATCATTAAATATAGGGTGGTCATCTGTTATGATTAAATCATTAACTTTGTATAGATTATCGTGAACCGGTGATTCTATTGTTCCGATTTCTGTTTCTTCAATTTGATTTGTTTTTAAATTATGTGAATAAACTATATCACCAACACTTAATTCATTAAATAATTTGTATCCGTCTGGTGTGTTAACCGGTATGGACTCGTGTAAACATAATCCACCAAATCCTAAAACACTACAAAATATATCTACAAAACTATTATGTCCACCATTATTAGTCATATGAAAATTTACGGTTGATGAGTCAGTTTTAGCTGGGTGTGGGTCTAATAACCACCTTACATGCATTGTAACATCACCACTTAAATCTGATAATCCGTCATCAAAACTACTTGATGTATTAAATAAAGTTATAAAAGTTCCACCGGTTCCAGGGTCTCCACTTGTTGATAATGCTACTTTAAGAGTTGCATCTAATGAATCACCTGAAGAATCTGACCTACCACATAATAATGCTCCACTAGAACCTGTGATACCAATTGAATAAGCTCCTGATATAACATCACTACCACCCACTTCACCTAATAAACGAACCGTATCACCACTTGTAAAACTACCAACCCAAGAACCAAAAGTTGCATTAGTTACTAAATCGTGGTCATAAGAATAAAACTCAGACATTGCATGCGGTGTAGAACCATCAG